TGTGTGCCAGGCGAACTATTCACTTCAAGAATATAAGGGCCTTCCTTGTCACGGTTCTTAGCAGGAATAAAATCTACACCTACCCAAGAACCATTAACTGCTTTTGCAGCCCTAATACAATCATCTGATTCCCTGTCAGTCAGTTCATACTTGTCTACCGTTGCACCCAAGTGTACGTTAGACCTAAAGTCACCCTTAACAGTATTACGCCTCATAGCACCAACAATAATATTATTGAGCACCATTACACGAACGTCATGATCTGTTTTAACAAACGATTGTAGTATCAAAGAAATCTCTTCATCAATCTTAAACAACAACTGTGTCATAGATTCAAGAGATTTTTCAGATTCAACAAATAACACGCCAATACCCTTAGTACCGTGTGCAGTTTTTAAGATGACAGGATATGTAGTGTCTAGTTTTTCGAACGCCGTTAAAGCGCCTGCAGCATTGGGAACGATAACAGTAGTTGGAGTAACTAGTCCATGATCGGCTAACCTCAGTGCTGTACGGTACTTATCAGAGCATGTTTCTATACATTCCCTAGAGTTAATACAGGTATAACCATTTTTCTCAAGTTGAGTTAATAGGTCTTTCCATGAGTCACGTTGATTAACTCCACCACGAACAATAATGATTGTATCAGCAGGACTTATCTCAAAGCCCTTTTCATCATCAGCATTGTGTATTGTACGAGTATCATTTTCGTATGTAAGATAAGCGCCATCTATATAACAAGTATATGATTTCAACCCAAGTTTATTAGCGGCCTTTTCAAATTTCTCTGATGTGGCAAAACTGTTTTTTGTAGTTTCCACAGCTTCGGGAGCTCTAGTAAGAACTACAATCTTGTACTTATCAGATTTTTCTTCTGTTATAAATTCCCTAAACTTTCCCATATACTATACTTCCCGCTTTTTACCTATGTTATACTTAGTCTCGAGCGTCCACTCATCCTTCTCTTTGAAAGATAATACTTTTATCTGACTTAGAGGAGCAACAGGTTCAGCTACGCCCAGTATTTCTACTAGACCCCAATCCTTCAATAGATTAGCTATGGTGTTTTTTCTTGCAAGGTCATTTTCTGATAGGTTAGTATCCTTACCATCCAAGGCAAATAATTCCTTAAAGTGTACGATAAAGTACTTTCCTTGCTTGTGAAGTATATGGCATGATTGATATAGTTTACGTTCTTTTCTGGAAGCCACACCAATTCGTGATAGTGTCTCCCGTACTTTCAAAAAATCATCGGGTTCTTTTAACCTAATCTCCAACATCTGCTCTTGCGTCCACTTGATCTCTTCCATGTTTCCCACCTTTATACAGTTTCTTCTTTATGGCAGAAATTTGATCATCATTTAAGATATCAAGAGCGGCCTTCGCCTTCTCATTATTATAACCATAATACTCTTTAACATATTGTAGATTATCTAACTTCTTCGCCTTCATCCAAGGTGTAAATCTCTTTCTTGGCCTGAGACTATTTAGTAAAAAATCAAACTGTAGTTTCTTATCTAGGTGGTGCATCTGGTTTATTACGTTAACCAGCTGGATAGTGTCTGGAAATGGAGCGACACATTTGTTGACGATATATGGCATATACTTCTTTTCCCACATTTCATCTTCTGTTTCTAAAAGCGTTTCCTTACTGTGGTTAATAGCTTTTAGGTAATCTTTTAATTCATACATTAATCAGCGAACCCTTCGCCCTTACAGAAATGGTTCAAACGGTGGCGAAATACTGCCCACCACAAGGCAGACAAACTGTCTGCTTTATATGTTCCATTCTTTACTCTCAATTCATACATTATAAAAATCCTTTAGGTTTCTTGTTGATGCATTAACATCATCTTGGTTAGCAGTATTTAGAATTAACAAATCTCTTTGGAATTGACCATCTGGCAACTTCATGATATTTCGAAATCGTGGAGGTTTACATTTGCAAAACCAGTAAACTAACTCCTCAGCTTTATCACCAATCATCTCTTTAATCAAGTCCCTTTCGCCAAAATTTACCATTGATGGCTTAAAAACTGTAGTACCATAAATCGAGTGGAACAATCCAGCATCTATTAAATGCTGTGGATGGCCTCCCAAGAATATACGATATGAAACGGCCTCTAAGTGATCTAATAAGGTTAGACCACTATGGTCTTGCTCACCACAACCAGCTTTAATTAGGAATTCAATTTTGTCTTCATAGTTCATTGTTTGTAGAAATCTAATCGATCTACATCGCCACCAGCTTCGCTGACGCACTTAAACACAATGCACGATCTAAGATCATAACACTGTCTACTAACTGGAGCTGCTTTGTGCCACAAGTGGGCATTAAACACTAGAAGTCTATTGGGGATATTCGCATTATATCTTTCAACATCTTTAGGCGGGTGGCCATGAAAACTGTCAGTATCTTTTTCATAGTCTAACTCTTCTCCAAAGATAAAAGTTCCACCATCATCCTTCAGTTTCCAATCTTTATTTGGATAATAGATCATAGTGAAATCACCATCATCCCTGTGCCAATGTGGTTCCATGCCATGAGTATGACCGTTCATATAAATTCTTTTGAATCCAGCTATGCCATACTTCTCTTTGAAATTATATTTATTGAAAGCAGTGTCCCAAATAGGCAGAACCCAACCATAGCCATTCTCTTCAACTTGTTCTGGACTTTCACCACAACGTGCAACCCAATGTTTGGTAGGATAGTTCTTATTAGAATATGAGTGCCAATGCCATTTTACTTGATCAACTTCGGCAGATATCATTTCAAAAACATGATCTTCTAATACATTATCATAAACGTCAATTTTTATACTCATTTCCACTTCACCTTCGCCATTAACTCTGTTAGACAAGCTAACATATTGATTTCTTGATCTGCAACAAACGCTGACTTGTATTGATAATCCCCAAGTATAACCACAGCGTGAGGTATGCTAACAGAGTCCATATTATCATACATAGTATCATAAATCCGGCGAAACACCCGTACAGGATCATCATTAAGATTGTTAACCACCCATTCCCTAACATTAGTAAACTCCTTAGTTTTCATAGAACCAATTAAATCAGTCAATGATAGCTCTTGTAAATTTACAAGCATACCAGCATCAATCTGTCCAGAAGCAGAATACCTTTGTAATTCGTTTAATACTCTCCGCCAGTCTGGAAAGTATTTATGAATAACCTCAGCAACTACTTTTTTCTCGTATTTAATTTCTTGTTCTTCTAGAATAGAACACACACGTTCAAAGAAAGCAACAGCAAGCTCCTGCTTTTCTGCCTGAGGAATACTAAAGTCTATAGCACTACAACGAGAATGTAATGCTGGAATTATCCTTGTTGGATAATTACAAGTTAGAATAAATCCACAGTTGTTGTGGAATTCTTCCATCAACCCACGAAGCGCTGGTTGAGTAGATTGACCATTAAGATAATCTGCCTCATCTAAGATAAGATATTTACGGCCACCTTCAAGTGATACCGTAGAAGCAAAGTTCTTAATAGTAGTTCTGAGAGTGTCAATGTTGCCCTCTTCAGAACCGTTAATGATCATCCAACTGGAACCCAGTTCTTCTACCATCGCTTTTGCAATAGTAGTTTTACCTGTACCAGCTCTACCATGTAACAACATGTTTGGTAGATCGCCCTGGGCCACAAACTCCTTAAAGGTAGTTTTGAGGTCAGCAGGAAGGATGCAAGAGTCTATGTCTTTAGGACGATATTGTTCGACCCATAAAAAAGTATCCATAATATAAATTCCTATCAAGCATTCATTGCGACTTCAAGTGGCGTATACGTAGACGCTGGTTCCAGAGCAATATAATACTCAATAGACATCTTGACATTTTTGAAGTGACTAATGTTTTTAGCAGAACATGTCACATCGTATGCACCAGGCATAAGTTTGAGATTATCAACTTTAAACCAGAATTGATACGTAGCATCTGTAGGTTTAATGTCAACAGGAATCTCGTAATCATTTGCCTCATCATTCTTCTTGTTGGTTGCTTTCAGCGTACCGTTTTCAAGTGACATATCTGGAGCGCCGATAATAGAAGCACCCCTTTGAATATCAGCAAGTGTTTTATCAGTAAGAGAAAATTCAACCTCATTAGAGGGCATGGAGATTTCTTTTTTGGGAGTCGTGACAATAGTAGCGTCAGCATACCAATATTGTGACCGTCTGCCATTCTCAGTCATGATGACCCTCTTTTCTTGGAAGTCCAAGTCTGGGGAATCATATAGAGAAAGAAGAGCAAGGAATTCATTGAGATCATAGATCGCAAATTCCTTCGGGAAGTTTTCTTTCACCGTTGCTTTAGCAACAATGTTTTTCATTGCTGACATGGTAGAGATATCACTACCCGCCTTAATTACAAGATTTTGATTAATCGTTGAGAAGTTCTTGAGGACTTCAATCGTTTCGCTACTTAGTTTCATTATTTTCACCTTCGTTAATATGTAGAGCTATAATACCATAATGTATCACTTTTAACAAGTCACTTCTGTCCTTGCCATTCTTTTTTCCGTATCTTTGTGCATATTTTAATATGTTGCCGATACAAAAACCTTCACCATGACCACCGTCTATAATGAACTCTGTAGCCTGAAACTTGTTCTTGCTATAGTGTTCATCATATGTCGAGTCAATATATTCCGCTAGTTCCTCAAGGGCCCTTGCTTCATTGTATTTGTATTTGATTTTCAAGTTCGATCTTTCCTGTAATGATCACCAGAGACTTTGGTTTTGGGAGTCACATTTAGATTAGCAGAAAATGTTCTGCGTTCGCCTTCACCAAAGAAAGGCATAACACCATGTCTTAGCCACGATGGGAACATAATCAAAGTACCAACTTCTGGTTTAATATATTCCTCTGTAATTGGACGTAGCATATTAATATCTCGCATACCGTTTGTACCCCAACACAAATATGTGAATCCATCTACAGCACCACTAGCATTATTAAGACCTTGGAAATCCTCAGAAGGATTATCAAGTGCTTCAATCTGTGGTGGAACCTTTAGATATAGGATACAGGACAGTCCCATTGAGGTACGTGTGCCATGATCATGTACAGGGTTATAGTCGCCCTCATAACTGTGGATAGTCCACATTGTTTGAGTATCAACATCACATTCGATCTCAGCGCCGATGGTATGTTTCATATACTCTTCACCTATTCGGCACAGAACAGTAGAAAATTGTTCACCTACAGCATCACCTTCATGGGGAAGTGTCAATTGAGCAGATGAGCGATTACGATTAATCTGACCTACTAGACCGCCAGAGGCATCTTTAAGATCAGTGGCATCGACATGTTCATTCAATTCGTCAATAACATTCAAGGGAAATTCTACCCTCATTAAATTTACAGCAATCTTTGGCCGCATGGAAATTTTCATGCCACCAGCATTACTTCCAGCAGGATTATCTTCTGTAGGAGTAGCAAACCTTTTAGTGGCATTACCACCATCAATTGGCTCTTGCTCGTTATAATCAATATCCTCTGACTTCAAAAAGATTTTTCGATCTTCTCCACCGTGGATAATTTCTCTTCGTTCTGGTTGGGCATTAATTGCATCTTTTCTAGAAATTCTAGATTCCTCGACAGGACTCCCATCGGGATTAACTTCTTGGGCGGTAGCCCCATCTACCAAACCACCAGGCGGTAAATCAAATATTCTAACCATTATAACTCCTTCACGTTATTCATATACTTAATATAAAGGAAAGGGGACTAAAAGTCAAGTCCCCTTTCAAGTTTATATTGCCTAGGTAATTTCAACTAAGCGGCGCTTCTTCGCCTCTGGAACAATACGTTCAAGATTGATCTTGAGCATACCATTTTCGAGGGAAGCATCATTCACTACAATGTCATCTGCAAGAGTGAATTTTCGATTGAACTTACGATATGAAATTCCACGATGTAACGTGTCTTCATTTTGTTCATTCTCTTTTATAGAACGAACCGTAAGCAAGCCATCTGCAAATTCGATTTCAATATCAACTTTACTAAATCCAGCCAAGGCCATTTCAATGGCATATTTGTACTCACCTTCTTTCGTGATGTTATATGGCGGGAACCCAGAAGAAGTTCGATTGTTGTCAACATAATTATTAAGTTGATCAAACATTCTATCGAACCCTACGGCATAGGGTGTAAAATTGTTGAGATTGAGAGTTTCGAAAATTGTAGGAATTGAACTTTGCATATTAGTAACCATTGGTTATCTCCTTATTAAGCAAGATTTAAATATCGATCCTTTATGGCATCGATATAGTATATAGTAAAGGAACTTGGCCGAAAAGTCAAGTCCCTTTACTTTTTTTTCTCTAGAAAGCGTTATCTTCTTCAGCGACAACAGGTTCACCTAGATCATTAGTTTCTGGAGCATCTTCTCCAACGCTGATCCCAGCATCAATCTTGGTATACAAGTCCATGAAGGAAGCCTTTGTATCGTCATCGAAACGAGCGACACATAACTCAATCGCCTGCATCTTATCACCAAAGATGGCAAATGCTTTCACGATGTGATCTAACCTACGGGTAGAGATGACTTCATCAACACCACCATCATAGAAAGTCTTACGGATAACGTCAGCCCACGTTACAAGGTTCTTAGCGAACTCTGCATCGTCCACACCATACTTGCCCATGGCAAGTGTAATGATTTTGGTTTCGGTAGCAGGAGCAGCGTAGGGCTGTTCCATAGTGACAGCAAACCTTTCAAGGAACGCTTCGTTAAGAATGTTAGTTCCGATAAAACGTCCATCTTCTGAACCTTTACCTTTAGTGTTGGCAGTCGCCATCACATTGAAACCATCTTTCGCAGAAATCCACTTATTGATTTTCTTGAGAAAAACACCTTTTCCTTCAAGCACAGGCTGAAGAGCAAGCATCTTATTTGAACCAAGATCGCACTCATCAAGAAGCAGAGTACATCCACGTTCCATCGCCTCAATAACAGGGCCTGGAACAAACTTAGTTTCACCATTAACCAAACGGAAACCACCTAGAAGATCATCTTCATCAGTCTCAATAGTGATATTGATTCTGATCAACTCTTTTTTGAGTTTAGCGTGAATCTGTTCGATCATCAGCGTCTTGCCGTTTCCAGAAAGACCAGTGACAAAGATAGGATAGAACATCCCAGACTTAACAACTTTCTCAATCAGTGAGAAGTTGCCCCAAGGAACAAATCCATCAAACTTAGCAGGAACCAAGTCCTGTTTTTCAAGATTGGTAGCGACCAGACTGACAGTAGAAACTGCCTCAGATGGTTCTACAATTGAAGCGGCAACTACAGCAGCAGGAGCGCCTTCAAGTGGCGGAAGGGTAAAGGCATTATAACCAGATTTTCCTTCTCTCCAGAACCAGCCTGGAAATGGTATACTTGCTTTTTCAGCAGCTTCCCGAATATTCGAACGAGTGATGGTAGCACCGGCACCGAACATTTCGGCAGCAGTTTCTACAAACAATTTTTTTCGAGGAGATAGGTACATATTTTAACTTTCTATTTTCTGTTTCAATTCATCTTATATACTTAAGCTAACACACTACAAGTGATAAGTCAAGCACTAAATGGGGGCCCAATGTCGATTTATTGGATTTTGTTGCAAAGTGTGACATATTTATCACTACGCCACCAACTTCACAAATTTATTTAACAACTGGCGGGAAGCAATCTTACTTTTCATCGCTTTTCCGAAAGCAGACTTGAGTTTGGCCTTAGTGGCACCTTCTAGATCATCACTGAGTCCACCGTTCTCCACTTGGAGGGCAGTTCCACCTGGCAGGATGTAATACTCATCAAAACCAGCACACGTAACCGCAAGGAATTTATCTTTATTAATCTGTTTTACAGATTCCATAACATCCTTGTAAGGATCAACAAACTGAGCAAGAACTCGTTTATCAACTCGACCAGAACGACCAGAACCAGCGATAAAGAAACCAAGCACATTCATATCTGGAACTCGATTTTTAAGAGCCTTCAGAAGAACGTGAGTAGCACTGCCTTTCATTTGAAAAGTCTTATTAGTTACAGGATCAGTAAGCATAATCTCACGACTTTTGTAAGAGTTCCAACCACCTTGAATCGGTTCGATAACATCAGAGTGAGTACCGAAATCTGGAGATTCTTTATTGGTATTCAAACGATAATCATAGACACCAGCGAGACGATTAGAATCACCATCCGTTAGGAAAATCGTGTTAACCCTCTGGACGCCAGTATCATTCTTAAACTTAGGAGCGATATCCATCATAGCGACAATGGCATCATTAAGTGGCGTGCCACCCAATTCATACCTGTGGTCAGCATTGTAAGGATAACCCAGAGCATTCCAATCACGAAAACCAGCATACTTATTAGCATACATTAGAAGCGACTGCATCATTTTCATTTCATCAGAAATACTCATATTAGAAGAAAAGAAGTTCAGCATGTTGAAATTGTGCATTGCAAGATCACCAGCTTTAAAGTTTTCCATTTCCATATTCTTACGAGTATCATAATCATACCTACGAGTCGAACTATACATATCTGAAAAAGCAAAGACTTCAAATGGGATACGTGTCTGACGGCAAAACCAAACTAGGTTAAACAACTGAGAAAGCGTACCTTTTAGGTTATCAGCCATTGAACCAGACCAATCAAGAACCAACAACATACCGTGGTTAGTAGCACCAGGCAACGTAGTCACTTTCTTGAATAAGTCTTCATTGTATTTGTAAGTGTGTAACTTACCCATATCAAGCGAACCAGTTTTTGCAGTAGCCGCACGAGCATAAGCATCAGCAGATTTCTTCATCTCAAATTCTTTGACCATATAAGCAACAGTCTTTTTAGAATCTGCTTTAAGATCATCTAATTCTTTGACAGTTGTATCAAAGAACAGACTACAACCATCTTTAGATTTCTGTTCCATGAAATAACCAAACATTTCATCGACACAAGTTTTAGGAGAAATAATTATTTTCTCAAGATCAACTTTAGGAACCTTAGCATACTGACGATCTGCAGCAACCTTATCACGAAAAGCATCCATACCTTTTTTAGAAGCGGTATCAGTAGTCGCCTCTGGTAAAGAGTGACTACCCTTTCCAGATGTTTCTACACCACCCTCGGCAGGACTATCTTCTTTAGTTCCATCACCTTTTTCGTCTACTTCGTTTTCGACTTTATCATTGGTGTCAGCACCACTGGCACCATCTTCTTCACCATCGTCAGCGTCATCTTCGCTGCCAGCAGACTTATCATCACCAGCATCGCCACTTGAATTTCCACCATTAGAATTTCCATTTTCTTCTTTTCCTTCTTCATTACCATTTGGCCCAGAACCAGAACCCTCAGTACCTTCGCCTGTTTCACCAGAATCACCAGAATCACCAGATGTAGCAGGCTCTTCATCTGAACTAGGATTTTCTTCCATCCACTTATATAATTCTTCAGCAAGATCAAGAACTTCATCTTCAGTCCTCAATTCTCTAATACGATCAACCCAGACATTCTCTTCAGCAGAAAATGGGATTGTAGTATCAGCAGACTTAAAGTACAGATTGATTCGATCTATAAGATTTAACTTAGATATGTCTTTACCAGCAGTACCAAAGAAATCTCTAGAAACTAGATCGACATAACCACGGGTGAAAACACCGGCAGTGCCAGGATATTTAACTTTAACAAATTTCTCAATACGAGCATCTTCAATCACGTTTACAAAAGAGTGATTGATCTTACGAATAGCAGCACGTTCCAACATATCAAGAGGAGTCCAAAGAGCATGACCAATTTCATGGCATGTCATTAGATCACTGATATCAGCAGTCATATCCTCATCATTCCAGATGGGCAGACCTAGTTCACGTTTCTTACTGTCAAAGTAAGCAGTTTCCATTTGCTTGTAAACCACGAAAATATCTTCAGTGGCGAGAAGTTTAGCAATCGTGCCTTTATTCCGTGGTGTCTTTTTTGTAATCATATCAACCTCTTTAATTCTCATTATACCTTAAGCTAACACACTCAAACGATTAAGTCAAGCACTAAATGCATGGCCAATGTCGATTTATTGGTGTGTGTGATATATATATCACTGTCGGCTCTTTTTGTCTCATTTCTCATCATATACCTTAAGCTAACACACTCGGCATGATAAGTCAAGCAAAATCGACAGGATTATGAAATTAAGTTTTAGAGTGTTGCAAAAATGTCACAAAATTACTATCACGCCGATTTTTGTTTGTCAAGCGT